TGAATACTTGGTTGATGGTAAGCTTGATTATAATGCTTTTACACGTGAGAAATTACGCTGTCAAGAGGTGAACCAAGGCCTTGACCGGTTTCCATGGCATATTTGGGGAGCTGCCACACACAATCATTTGAGTGGGCAGACTGCCATTGATTGGAAGCCTTTGAGAGAAGTGATATGTGACATTGTTGTTGATTTGAAACGTCGCAAGGAGTCGTTTTCTGACATGAAGGAATTTTTGAATGACTTCGTATCAGGTTTTGCTCCCGCTACAGACGTGACTGAGCAATCAGGGCGCGAGGTGGACAGTGAGTCCGTTTACAGCTTTGATTGCCGGCCACAGACCCAAAAGGAGTATGAACAGACTTTTGAGTACACTTACAGTGAGTTTATACAGCAAGAGAACGCGTTTCTCGTAGCTGTTAAAGACTTTTTGCGGGGTGCTGCTATAGGTTTTGCTGTCGTTACTGCTATTCGCATTGCGCTCACACTTTTTCGTGTTGTGTTCACTTCGTTGTTTGGCAAGAAAGAGACGGCTGATGAAGAACAAAGTAATAGGCCTTTGCGGTCACAACAGATGCAACCAAAACGAGATGTTGCTTTTCAAGCTGTTGACACTACGGTGTCTACGAATGTTTATGCCAATTCTTATAAGATGTATGCTAAGTTAGAAACTGGTGCTTCTTTTGTTTTAGGGCAGATCCAGTTCATCGTAGGTGAGCTGGCTGTACAACCTTTGCATTTTACTCGTAACATTAAAGAGATGGTTGCGAATGCTGAACTTACTGAAGATAGCATGCTGTATTTCAGAAATGCAATTAACGAACAGCATGTTTTGAAGTTTTCGGTTAAGCATTATTTGTCTTTGAAGCGTCATGCTTTAAGTGACAATGACATTGAGTTTGTACACTTCGGTGTGGTTCGTGCACATAGAAATATTGTGCGCAGCTATATCAAGGAAGCAGACGTAAAGCACCTTGGAGGTGTCAATGGTCGTCTCGATGTTTGTGAGATTGATGACAAGAGAAGTGTTATTGAAAAGAATACTCGCACTGTGCACATTAGTACGTTGCAGTATGGCGAGGATCTGAGAGTTAGTGGCAAACAAGTCAAACGTTACTTTAATTACAAAGCTCCTACTACAATTGGTGACTGTGGAGCCCCATTGTGCATTTTAGATAATGGTTCTTACAGTGGGCGTACTGTTATTGGTATGCATGTTGCAGGATCTTCTATGAGGCAAGTTGGGTATTCCACTATTTTAACTCAAGAGATGATAGAGAAAGCTCGTAAGGTTATGGACGTTGTAGATGACAAGTTTGTTGAAGACTTGGTAGAGCGTGGCATAGATTTCCAGAGCGGCAATGAATTGCCGTTTGAGAACAAAGGTAGTTTCTTGCCTATTGGTGAGGCTACTCGAGTTAACATTTGCATGAAGTCTGCTTATTATCCAACTGATTTATATGGCAGGTTTGGTGAGTATTCTCATTTGCCTGCTAGGTTGAGTCCAGTTTATAAGGATGATGGAGTTATATATCCGATGGAAAATGCCGTCAAGAGTTACTCTTCCCCATTATTGGTCTATGAGCAGCCTTGGCTCAGTCATGCTGTGCATGTGGCTATGAAGCCGTTTACACAGTTTACGATTGGTGCTACTAGGCGTATTTATTCTTTTGAGGAGGCTATTGTTGGCATTCCTGAGGAAAAATTCAGGAGTCTTCCCAGGGGCACAGCTGCTGGTTATCCTTATGTTTTAGAGGTTACTGGCGGCAAAAAGGCGTTTTTCGGTATTGATGATAAGTATGACTTGACTGGCGAGAAAGCTCTTGAGTTGCGTGAGCGTGTCAACTACATTGTAGAAAGCGCTAAGCGTAATGAAAGGTTGAGTAACGTTTTTGTTGACTTTCTTAAAGATGAGCTACGTCCCATTCACAAAGTGAAAGAAGTGGCGACTAGGCTCATTTCTTCGGCACCGCTTG